AAAACAAAAACTACAGGATTCGGTGAGTTTGGAAATGGTAGTTCAACTTATGAAGGTGTTGGTCCAAAAGATAAGAATAAAGAAAAACAAGGAGCATCAAGGTTCTTTTATTGTCCCAAAGTATCCAAGAAGGAACGAGGAGATGGTAATATTCACCCAACCGTAAAACCAATTGCTTTAATGGAATATCTAATTAAACTGGTGACGCCAAAAGGTGGGGTTGTATTGGAGCCATTTATGGGTTCAGGTTCAACAGGGATTGCGGCAAAGAACTTGGGAATGTCTTTTATTGGAATTGAAAGAGAAGAAGAGTATTTTGAAATTGCTAAACAAAGAATAAATAAAAACTAAAATGAATTTATCAGCAAAACACAAAGCATTCTGTGATGAGTATTTAAGCAATGGTCTTAACGCTACTCAAGCCTACAAATCTGTTTATGGGGTTGGGGATAAAGTAGCTGAGGCGGCAGCGTCTAGGTTGTTATTAAATGTTAAGGTTAAGGATTATGTCCAACAGGAACAAAATAAGACATCAGAGAAATTAGAAATAACCCGTGAGTTTCTTATTAAAGAATACTTGGAACTAATCAATTCAGCAAAAAGTGATAATGATTTTATTGATAGGGGAAATTGGAATAAGTCATTAGCTCAACTATCAAAATTATTAGGATTGGATGCACCTGTTAAACAACAGACGGAGATTACAATAAGTGAGCAGCCATTATTTACAGATGACGAAGAAGACCAAGTTTAGATATACAACAGCTTTACGAAAAATTAGACAGATGAACTCTCGTATTAAAGTAATACAGGGGGGAACATCTGCATCCAAAACATTTTCCATACTAGCAATCCTTATAGATAAGGCAATCAAAACACCAGGTCTTGAAATATCCATTGTATCAGAAACAATCCCGCATCTTCGTAGAGGTTGTTTAAAGGACTTCTTGACTATTATGAAAGACACTAATAGGTATATCCCCCAAAACTATAATAAGACCCTTTTAAAATACAATTTCACAAATGGCTCATACATAGAGTTCTTTAGTGCTGACTCTGAAGAAAAGTTAAGAGGAGCAAGAAGAAACGTCCTATACCTCAATGAAGCAAATAACATCAACTATGAAGCTTACCTTCAATTAGAAATGAGAACAGATGGGGACATCTATATTGACTTTAACCCCACATCAAAGTTTTGGGCTCATACAGAGGTTCTACTTCAACCAAATAGTGAACACCTTATACTTACTTATAAAGACAACGAAGCTCTTTCACAAGAGATTATTGAATCGTTGGAGATGAATAGAATTAAAGCAACAACATCAACCTATTGGAATAACTGGTGTAGAGTTTATTTGGATGGGGAGATAGGACAAGTAGAAGGAACAATCTATAATGACTATATAATAATTGATAGAATCCCTGAAGAAGCAAGATTACTATGTTATGGATTAGACTTTGGATTTAGTCAAGACCCTATGGCCTTAATTGGAATTTATAAGATAGATGATAACCTTGTAATTGATGAGGTGATTTATAGAACAGGAGTATTGAACTCTGAACTATCAAGTTTATTAAAACAAAATCAGGTCACTGGTGAAATCTTTGCTGATGCTGCGGAACCTAAGTCCATTGCTGAATTAAAAAGATACGGACATCAAATTAAACCTGTTGAAAAAGGAAAAGATAGTGTTAAGTTTGGAATACAATTGATTCAAGAATATAAACTACTTATAACAAGAAGGTCAACAAACCTATTGGATGAACTATCAAAATATAGTTGGAAGAAGTTAAGAGACGGGGGATATGATGATACACCAATAGATATGTATAATCACGCAATGGATGCGATGAGATATGGGGTAATGATGAAATTAGGTAAGAGAAAAGAAGGAACAGGACAATTACCATTTAGAATAATGAATGCATAAAAACATAACCAATAATAAAATATTTAATTAAAAAAAGTATGATTGAAGTTAACATAGAATTTGAAGAAGAAACAAAGAAGTATGAGTTCCCTGAATCGTGGGATGATGTGAATGTTGATAAGTTTATTAAAATTTATCAATTACGTTCTGATAATAGTAGCACAGAAATAGAATCATCCTGTAAGTTGTTATCAGCAATATCAGGGATTGATATGGATATATTATTTGCTATGGATATTGAGGATTATAAAAACTTGATATTCAACCTTAAATTCATTTCAACTGAAGTTAAAAAGAGTGATGTTGATTATATTGAGTTGGAGGGTGATAGATATTATCTATATAGTGATTTTAATAAACTAACAACAGGTGAGGTCATCACGATTGAAACATTATTGGATTCAGCATCAGGTGATTTTTATAACATTATGCCTGAATTGTTATGTTTGTTTTTAAGAAAGAAAAAAGATGGTAAATATGAGAAGTTTACAACGGATATGTTGAAACGAAAAGAAATGTTTAAACAAGTCCCAATAACTCAAATATATCACATCTTTAGTTTTTTTATAGATGGAAGGAGTATATCCAAAAACAATATGAAGGATTATACAAGCGAACCCTTCCAATAAAAACCTCTGATAATAGTCAGTTCGCTAAAAGATTGGGGGAACAAAAGAAATTGGATGATAGGTATAAATGGTTAGACTTCGTTTATACTTTGATGGAAAAGTTAAAGGAACCAGAAGAAAAGATATATGAGAAGAATTATATATCTTGTCTGAATTGGTTAAGTTATTTTAAGAATATAAACGACATGAAAGATAAAAATAGTTTGTAATGACTACAACAAGTATAGTAAGTTTAAATCAGTTAATTAGATGGTTTCAAACATTTCAACAGAACCATTACTTCTTAAAGGATTTTGGATTTGGTGAGCCATATGATATTGGAACATCAGTTCAAATGCAGTTCCCTTATATGTGGGTAACCCTTAACGAAGATAATTCAATTGCAACAGCATCAAATAATAAATCAGCAATACCTGATATATCTTTTTCTGTTATGATGATGGATAAGATTAACAATCAACCAAACTATTTGGATGCAAATGGATTTCAATCTAATAACTCACAAGAGATTTTATCTGATACCCTACAATGTCTTCAGGATTTAGTAACATATATTCAAAATCAATGGCAACAATATGGGGTATTGATATCACAAGATGTGTCATTTTATCCTGCTGTTGATGAAACAACTGACAAAGCGACAGGTATTGTTGCTCGTATTGTATTACGAACAAGACAAGTGAATTGTATAATCCCTGAAAGTATCGTAACAAATGTTTCTGTTTATTCACAAGTGTTAAGTTTTACTGGAACACCAAACTATAATTCAATACAATACAGATGTGATGGGACACAAGTTCAGGCTTGTTATAGTATAGATAATCAAAACACTATGGTTGGTTTAGTTAATTTATTTAATACACCAGCACCAAACCCATTACCACCTAGTTGTAATACTCCATCATTTTGTTATTGTTGGACTGACTATGGAACTTATTATGATAATGGTGATGGTAGAATTAGATGTGAAATGCCAATATCAGTTTATAATGATTTATGTCCCAATGGAACATTAACGTTAAATGTTATTAACGACTAATATGTCAACATCAAGACCTTTCGCATATAACACAGGAGCAGCAATATCAGGAACAACACAAGTTGGTAATATTGCAGTTGGGACACCGACATCAGGATTTACAGGAACACCAAAATGGTGGAATGGACCAGATGAAGAATTGGGTTATGTTATTGCAATACCTGTATCGGCAAATACACAACCAACACAAGTATCAGATGTAACGGCATCTATTGGATTTAATCGTTCAACAGCATTAACTGATGAATCTTTTATTCAAATATCTAATTTAATTACAGGTCAATCTTTTTCAACTGCATCACAAGCATCAACTTTTCTTACAACAAATGGGTATTGGAACTCATATATACCAGATGGGATGGGATTATATTATAAGTTTGATGGTAACTTTAATGATAGTAGTGGTAATGGTAATAATGGGACAGGTTTTGGTAATTATACTTTTAGTCCATCTTATGCTGCTAAAACAGGATTTACACAAGGAGTATCAATTCAACCAGGGCCACAAGGTTTTGTAACAATCCCAAGTTCAATTACATATCAAGGAAATGGGGGACAAAATTATAGTTTCTTTACTTGGGTTAATAGACAAGCAGGTTCAGGAACAAGAGGAACTGTATTTGATAATATTTATTGGGATGCACCTAGTATTGAGACTGGTTTTGGATTTTATGTTAGTTCAACTGCAGGTTCAGGAGTAAGACTTATTACATTAGGAGGTGTTATTGATATTCAAACAGGAACAATAAATGTAGGCACCTGGTACCATATTGGTTTTACAATACAAGATAATGGGACACCATTAAATAGATTTACTTTAAAAGTTTATATAAATGGTGCATTATCATCAAGTGCAACAACTTCAGGTTCAGATGTAATAGATATTACTAACGCTCAAAATGCTACTATTGGAGCACAGACAATTAACACTAATGGATTTGTTTTAAGGGCTTGGTTGGATGAAATGGTAATCTATAATAAAACTTTATCACAAACAGAAATAACGGCATTATATAATAGGACAACACCAATATTTTAAAACAAATAATAAAAGAAGATATTTAACAATATGAGTATAAATTTATCAACATTTTGGACTACTTGGGGTGTATCATCGGGAGATACTAGTTCAACAAATCAATATGATTTTTGGAGAGGTTTAATCATGAATGATGCGACAAGAATTAATTCCCAATATGATTTCTTTAAATGGAACAATACGACAAGGTATCAGTTTTTTAATAACTTAAATTCAACATATCCTGAAGTGTGGGATGAAACTACATTCTACCAAAATACAAATGACTCAAGAATATTTGATGCATTTACATTTTATACTTATGCTGCTCAATCATTACCTGGTGGAGGGCCACCACCACCTCCATCATTAACCGCTGAAATTTCACCTGTATCTGCAGTCACATTTACAAATGTAGCATTGGATGGTTCTACAAATGGTTCATCACCAACTTATATTTGGACTCTTTCTAATTTCAAAAATACATCAGATGAAACAATTACTTCATACACAGGTAATCCATTAACAGAAGGATACTTTACCTCATCAGGTAATTCAAATGTAACCCTTACCGTAATTGATGGAAGCCAAACAGCAACAACATCAACATTTAATGTAGTATCATTTACACCATTAGATATTTCAGATTTAAAATCTTGGCATGACTCAACACAAGGAATAACTTTAGTTGGAGGAGATGTTGACCAGTGGGCTGACCAATCAGGTAATGATTTCAACTTAGCAGCACCAACATCAAGTCAAAGACCTAATTATTCTGCATATACACTGAATAATTTACCATTATTATCTGCAGCCAGTGGAGGTAAACTAATAGAAAGAAGCACTTATGGTTTAGATGCTCAAGTTAGTGGTGGGACTGTATACGTACTTGGGACTCAATTTGCAGATATGCAAGTGTATGGTAGATTAGTAGATGCTGGTGTTAATAATCAATTTTGGGTTGCTAGAGATGCCACAAATGATAATATGATTGGAGGGTTCTTAAATAATCAAGACCCTTATGGCTCAATAGTTCCATTTACACCAGGAGATTATTATACTATTTGTATTAGTGGAACTACAAGTCAATCTAATTTAATCTTGAATAATTCAAGTAGAGGAACTGTATATACTTATAGTGATACAGATTATCAAAATGTTGGATTAGCAGTATTTATGTCTAGAAATAGCCCTTATGATTATACAAATAGTAGAGGTGCTGTTGGTGAAATAATTGGATATTCAAGAACATTAACAAGTAGTGAAAATACAACCATTGTAAGATACTTAAGAAATAAATGGCAACACTATTAAAATTATGAAAGGAATTATATATACAGATTTTACCCAAGCAGAAATTGATTGTAATGCATGTAATGTATTACCACAAGGTCAAACAGAACAAGAAGGTAGTGGAGAACATGCTGAGCCAAGACCAAATCCTCCATATACATTTATTATAAAAAAATGGGATGAAGATTTGTGGGCAGTTATTGCGAATACAGCAGTTGAACTATTATTAAATAAAGTATCAATTGAAATACCAAATACTTGGTTTAAACCTACTCTTAATTAAGGGGTTTAATTATAATGGCAAACGGAATAACATTCTTTGATGCAAAACTTGCAAACGAGTTCGGTAAGGACTATGTTAAAATTTTAGTTGCATTATTAAAAAACAATACAACCCCATCAAGAGCAGGTTTAAGACCATATCCAAAGGTTGCTTCAGGTAAGTTAGTTCAATCAATTAATTATAGATTACAACCATTAGCAACAGGTATTCAAATTCAATTACTATCAGAAGATTATTTGAAGTATGTAGACAAAGGTAGAAGACCAGGAACATACCCACCAATATCAGCAATTCAAAGATGGGCATCAGTTAAAGGTATCCCACAAGGTGCAGCATGGGGTATTAGAAGAAACATATTCAAGTATGGAATAAAACCTACCAATGTAATAAGTAAGACTCTTAGAATCATTGAAACCTCAAGGGATGCAAATAGAAAATACGAACAAAGAATGGTTGATAGTATTGTTAAACAACTTGAAAAGAATTTTAATTCAGCTCAATCTAAGTTTAATCAAGGTCAGTAAAAACACTTGTCTATTTGAAATATTTAATTAAAAATTAAATATGTCTTATTCAGCTATTACAATACCTAACATATATATGGGGGCTTACTCAGCGGTTCCATTAAAGGTTTATTCAACTGACAACGTTTCACCATCATTTAAATATATTATAAATGCTTGTTGGAACTCTGTAACAATAAATAATGTATCATCAATTAATATTGGAAATAGTGTCTTTACCTTATTAACATCATCAACACCACATTTATTTCAAGTTGGAGATACAATCCTTTTAAATGATTCTGTAAATGCAGGATTACAAACAGATTATTATATCGTTACTGATGTAATATCTTCCACACAATTTGCTATTTCCCTTACTCCCAATGTTCCATTCAACAATGTTGGATTTACGTGTTCTAATGTAATTAAATGGAAATTGAATCCTGACCTTGAAGGTTATGGTAAATTGGATTTATCCCCAACATTGAAAGATTTTGTATCACAAGATTTAACAGGTCAGACAACAAACTATTCATTACCTTATGTGGCACCAAATACCAAGTTCTGTTATACATTATTTGGGGGAAGTGAAAAAAGATATACATTCAACTTTGATAATAACATTTATATATCAGGTGGAACAGTAGGATTTTATTCATCAGGTACAACTTCATTAAGTGGGGTTCCATTTCAAATTGGTGATTTAATTTTAATTGAACAAAACTTAACTCAATGGCCTTATACCGATAATTACTTTGGTGCTGGTGGTGTAGGATTTACAGGAACAACACAACATTCATTCTTAGTAGGTCAACCAATCACAATTGCAGGTCAAGAAACATTCCCATACTATAATGGACAATCAACAATTATTTCAAAAACAACTTATGGATTTGTTATCAATAAAACTTGGCAAGGTAACACTCCTGTTGAACCGGGTTTTGCTTATGGAATGGCAAGACCTGAATATAACACAACAGCAATTATTACAAACATATATGTTGACCCAACATATGGCGTCGTTATTGTAACAAACCAACCATTTACAACAGCATCAGTTCCAATTTCAGGCTCAATAACTTATGCAAATGGTCAAATGTCCACATTCCCAATTGAAACAACAATATCAGGGGGATGTGTTTATAATGCTCGTATACCAAATAACCAATATTCTGTTGGAGCATTTGACCCGTATGTGATTCAAACAAGAAGTTATTCAGCAAATAACTTTTCAACAATCTTTTCAGGTTCAACAAACTATAGAGTTGAAAGAAATACCATAGGATTTATGTTGGTTCATAGCATAAGAAATACTTATGTTGATGGAACTTATTATAAATTCTATAATGGTTCAACAACACTTGGAGCAGTATTCGTTCCAAAACCTTCAGGAGCATTAGATTTTTATGCACCAATTGGTATGGAACAAATTGCTGGTTCTAATTATGTGAATGTTGGTGGAACTTTCTCAGGTTATTCAGGTTCAGTTACAAATTACTCAATGGATGCAAGAGAAGAAGTAGCACCTAACGTTTATGCTGAAAGAACAAACTCAATCAATTTCCAAATCAATACAGATTGTTCAATGTATGAAGTTTATCACATTATGTGGAAAGATAGATTGGGGTCATTTGTTTCTTATCCATTTATCTATATGTCTCGTGATAATATATCTGTTGATAGAAAATCATATTACCAACAAAATGGAAATTGGGATAATAACACATTTGGATATAAAGACTATGATAAAGGTGAAAAGGATTTTTATGTTAAATCAAGAAAGTCATTGGTTCTAAATTCAGGGTGGTTATATCAGTTTGAGACGGCTTTAATGGAGGATATGATACAATCTGCTTCCGTATACGTTCAAACCCCTGACAATCGTTTATATCAAGCACATTTAAATGAAACAAATTTAGAATTATACAAAAACATAAACGAGCAGTTATTTAGTTATACCTTCAACTTAAGATTATCTAATAACGAATATAGATTTTAATTATGGCATTTAATCAATTTAAGATTTATGTTAATCAAACCTTACTGGATACCTATGAAGATTTTTCAGTATCGTTTAATTATCAAATCGCTGATATCATAGACATATCAACAAGAACAACAAGCTTTTCAAAAACGATTGTTATTCCTGGTACTGCAAATAATAATCAATTCTTTCAAAACATATTTGACCTTAATGTTGATATTTCAAACACATCTTATAATCCAAAGATGTCATTACCTTGTAATATTACAATTGGTGATATTGAAATCTTTAATGGAAACTTTGAGTTATTAACCATCAATACCAATCAAAAATTGGTTGAGTATGAAGTTGTTGTAACGGGTATTTTAAGAAACTTGTTTTACAATATGGCTGATTTCTATTTGACTGATTTAGATTTTAGTGAATACAACCACCAAAGAAATATATCAGCAATTACAAATAGTTGGAACTACCAAATTAAAAGAAATGGTGTTGATTATGATGCTACAGGATTGGGAGAGGGTTATGTTTATCCTTATATCAACTATGGTAATTCACAAGATATTGCAAGCAATCTATATGTTTATGACCAAGCTCCTGCTGTATATGTAAAAACTATTATTGATAAGATATTTGATAGCACTTCATATACCTACACATCAAACTTTTTTAATAGTGAGTATTTCAAACAATTAATCATTCCATTCACAACGGATAGATTACAATATACTCCTGAACAATTATCAGGTCTGACTACAACAGTTGGTGTTCAATCTACAAATGCTGAACCATCACCTTCAAATTTCAATACCCAATACCAAGCTTATGAAAATGGTGCTGGAGTTACTGGTTGGAGACAATTTGGTCCAGTTGTAGCAAGAGGGATGCAATTTGATGCATCACAAAGTGGGTATTTCTTTCCATTAGAAAAAGAATCAGGGTCAGTATATGATGTGCCAATGCAAGACCCAACAAACTCTTGGACGATTACAGTTCCTTCAACAAAATATCTTGTTCAATCATCAGGATTTTATACCATAGATTTTGCTATGTCTTTCATTATGAAATACATTCATAAAAATGGGGATACGATAAGATATAAAAATGGAAATATGACCTATGGATTTTCACTTAGAAAAAGGTCTTTAAGTAATGTAGTCACAACAATATCACAAGCTCCAGCACCAACTTATAATGCATCAACATTCCAACCTAGTTCTGGAACACATAATTCGCCTTGGTATGATACCGCAACTGAATTAAATGTTTCAATGAACATTTCAAATATTTATTTGGAAGCAGGTGAGTCATTATTTATTCAATGGGGATGGTCATATCCTGCAAACTTTACTTGGTTTGGAACTAATAACGATGATAAGATTTATGCTGTTCCATTAATCAAAAATAATACAGCAGGTCTTGCAAATTATTTAAGTGTTAAACCAGCATCCAACATAATCACAAATCCAACAATTAATATGGATATGAACCAAGTTTTACCACAAGTAAAACAAAGGGACTTCTTCTTATCAATTGTTAAGATGTTTAACTTGATGATTCAAGACGACCCAAATCGTGTTGGTAATCTAATAGTTGAGCCAAGAGACGACTTCTTTGCTTCAAGGATGAAGATTAAGGATTGGTCTGAGAAACTTGATTACGACAACGATATATTAGTTACACCAATGTCTGAATTAGATGTTAGAAGATATGAATTTAAATATCAGTTGGATGATGACTATTACAACACTCAATATAATACTGAAACAAATGGAACCTATGGTAATTATGGAATTGACTACTTAAATGAGTTTTCAAATGAAATTAAAACCATAGAGATATTATTTGCATCAACTCCTGATACGAATAACTTTATTGGGACAAGAGTAGCACCATTCTTTGCTACACTTGATGCGAGTAATATGAGACCACATAAGGTTAAACCAAGAATATTATTCTATTCAGGGTTAAAAAATACATCATCAACTTATACATTAAAAAATAACCCACAATCAGCAACAGGTTTAACTTTAAATCAATACGCATATTGTGGTATGTGGGATGACCCAACAAGTCCAAATTATGATTTAGGATGGGATGAGGTTGAAAAAACTTATTATCCAACAACGGTTTATCCACAATATAATTTGATTCAACAATTCTGGACTTCAACATTAAGAGAACTTCAGGATATAAATGCAAAAGTGGTTGAAGCTTACTTCTATCTTACACCATCAGACATCAATACGTTTGATTTTAGAGACATTATCTTTATAGACAACGCTTACTATCGTGTGAATAGAATTGTTGATTATGACCCAATTTCTATTGATAAGGTAACCAAAGTTGAATTATATAAATTACAGGAATTAAATTTCAATCCACCAACAACAATACAAGCGCCGGCATCAAATACAGATTGTCCTACTGATATTGTTGGGAAAGTTTTACCAAATGGTTTTACAATTTATGTATCACAATCTGGTCAAAGATTAAGTGCTGATTGTTGTAAATCTATTGGAGGTATTTTTTCAAATGGTTTCTGTCAAGCTATATCAATCAATCCAAATGGTGATGGAGTTAATCCAACAAAACCTATAGTATCAAAATATGGTTCAGGTATTGGAAATTCTAATACTTCAATTAGAATGTCCCCAAGTGGTGATAACAAAGGAACAGTTCCACAAGAACGACCTATGGAAAGATTGGCAAATAATACAATCAACAATTCACCAAGCACAATCACTCAAGGATTTAACATCTTTGTTCCTGAAAGAGCAGAAAATAATATCGTTGTTGGAAATAACAACACAGTAAAACCTGGTGTTAGTAATTCAATTGTGGTTGGAAATAATGTTAATGCTACCGTTAGTGATAGTTTAACTGTTGGAGATTTATTGATTACAACTAATGGACTTCAGTGGGCTAATGTTTATATTATTGATGCGGGAGAGAATGATGTTATGAATGATGCAAAAACAAACTTCATAGATATTATTGATGGAGGATTGAATAGTGTTAGGAATTTTGGTGGAGATTCCAAATTAAGACCAATAATAGATGGTAGTGAACCACCAAATACTTAATAAAAACGAATAATAAAAGAATATATTTAATGTTATGGCAACAGACAAAATAGAGTATAGTAGATTACTTTTAAAACGAAGCACACTTACAGGGGAAGTCCCTACAGTTCCACCATTATCTGCAGTAACCCTTAACCAATTTACCCCAACAGACATATATGTTGGTGAAATGTTTTTAAATGCGGTTGATGATAAAATGTGGATTAGAACTGAAAATGCTATCTTACCAATTTCATTATCAGGTTCAACAGGTACTACAGGTAGTCAAACATTAACACAAGTATTAAATCAAGGTAATACTACAGGTGGATTTGATATTATTGTTTCAAGTGGTAATACCGTTCAATTCAATGGACTTATTAGTGGTGGGACATCACAATATTTGGGATTAGATGCTGATGGTAGAACAATTATTGTATCAGGTTCAACAGGAGGTTCAGGCTCAAGTGGAACATCAGGTTCTTCAGGTCTTAATGGTACTTCAGGTAGTAGTGGTATAAATGGTTCAAGTGGTATAAATGGTAATGATGGAGCCAATTCAAATAGATGGATTTTAACAGATTTTGTTGGGGGAACAAATCCTGGAATGTTTAATTTTTCAACCGATAATGAAGACCCATCGGCTACTACCGCTATTTGGGTGAATAAAATTGATGCATACGATAATAACCAACAAGATTGGTTTGTTGATTTTTCAACACATTTATTAACAGATTTACAAACAGGTTATTTTCAAATTAAAGAAGTTGGGAATAATGCTGTGATTTCAACATATTCCCCAACAGGTTATACATCATTTTCTTTTGGAACTTGGTTTAAAATTGATTTAAATGTAATATCTGCAACAGCAAACATTTTCACAACAGGTAAGACATATTCTTTATCTTGGGTATTCAATGGAACTATTGGAACTAATGGCACATCTGGTACAAATGGCACATCAGGTACTAACGGAACTTCAGGTACTAACGGAACTTCAGGTACTAGTGGTTCAAATGGAACGAGTGGGACTAATGGAACGAGTGGGACTAATGGTACAAACGGAACATCAGGAACAAATGGAACATCAGGAACAAATGGAACATCAGGCTCAAGTGGGAGTTCAGGTTCATCTGGTACGAATGGAACATCTGGTACCAACGGGACTAGTGGAACAAGCGGTATAGGTACAAACGGAACATCAGGGACAAGTGGTGTGGGTAGTGCAGGTTCAAGCGGAACATCAGGTTTATCAGGTGTAAATGGGACAAGCGGAACTAGTGCTATAGGAAGTAATGGAACTTCAGGCACAAATGGAACTAGTGGTGTTAATGGGACATCAGGAACAAACGGGACTTCTGGTACCAATGGAACGACAGGAACTAGTGGAACATCAGGAACAAATGGAACCACAGGAACTAGTGGAACAAATGGAACTAACGGGACAAGTGGTATAGGAACAAATGGAACATCAGGAACAAGTGGAACTGGTGGTGGAGGAAGTAGTATTTCTGCAACAACAGTTGTATTGAAATATGATTTCCCATTAGGTGTAAATCAAATTTATGATATGTCGCCTATCGTTGGAACAATCAGTTCAATTAAAGCATATACACCATTATCACAAACAGGGACAACTCAATTGGATATATTAAAAAATGGTATATCCATATTTGGTAATAAAGTAACCATAGAACCAAATCAATATACATCAAGTGGAAGTAGTTATATTTTAGATTTTACAACTTTTTCAAATTATGATATTTTAGAATTGTCTGCTTCAACTTTATCAGACCAATCTATGACTGTGTATATCAATTTATGTGTTACACCAGAATGTTCTGGATATACTCCATCATATTTTGTAAGATTAAGTCAATCATCAGCAGTTCAATTTGCAAACGTAACATTATCAGCAATTACAAACTTAACAAGTCCTACATATGTTTGGACTTTATCAAACTTTGTAAATACAACAGGTGCAACTATAACATCATATACGGGTCAAACATTACCTGAAGGATATTTTACAAATTCAGGTTCATCAAATGTTTCTTTAACCGTAATAGGTGTTGAAGATACAATTATAAATAACACATTTACGGTGAGTTCATTTACACCATTATCAATACCAAACCTTAAATCTTGGCATAACTCAACACAAGGTATTACTTTGGTTGGTGGGGATGTAGATATATGGGCTGACCAATCAGGAAATGGGTTTACATTAACAGCACCATCAGGTTCACAAAGACCTAATTATTCAGCTTATACTCTTAATAATATTCCTTTATTATCTTCAGCGGCTGGATATAAACTAATAGAAAGAAGTACTTATGGTTTAGATGCTCAAGTTAGTGGAGGAACGGTATATGTTGTTGGAACACAATTTAGCGACATGCAGGTATACGGAAGATTGGTAGATGCCGGTGTTGATAATCAATTCTGGATAGGTAGAGATGCTACAAACAACGCATTTATTAGTGGTTTCCTTACTAATCAAGACCCTTATGGTTCAATTGTTTCAATGTCACCAGGAAGTTATTATACAATTTGTATTAGTGGGACAACAAGTCGTTCTAATTTAATATTAAATAATACTTTATTAGGAACTCCATATGTGTATAGTTCAACTAATTACCAAAATGTCGGTTTAGCAGTATTTATGTCTAGAAATAGTCCTTATGATTATACGAATAGTAGAGGTGCAGTAGGTGAAATTATTGTTTATAGTAGAACTGTAACACCAACTGAAAATACGACAATTAACAGATACTTAAGAAATAAATGGCAACATTATTAAAAATATGAAGATAATTATTTATACAGATTTAGAACAAGCACAACAGGATTTAAATTCTTGTAATATCATTTCTCAAGGTAAAATTGAAGTAGTTGGTGGTGGTATCTTTGAATTAAGAGAACTACCAGCATACACATCTTTAATTAAAAAATGGGATGAAGATATATGGGGTTTGCTTGCTGATGAAAAGGTTGAACAATTGTTAAATAAAACAGCTGTTGAAATACCATCAAATTGGCATAAAACAACATTAAAATAATTCTATGTGGTGTAGATTAATAAATGAAAAAGGTAACTATAGGCATAACTTATATGGTTACCTTTTTGACCTAAAGTGTGTTGAAAAAATTGAAGATGTGGTTGATGATAACCCACATTGGAGACATTTTAAAACCAAAGAAGATGCATTAAAATTCTATAATGTGAGTTTTAGAGAAAATGCTTATGAAGAAGCAAAAATAAATAATTTTTACGATTAGATATGCCAGTTAAAGAATGTCAAGATAATGGAAAACCTGGTTACAAATACGGGGATAGTGGGAAGTGTTATACTTATACACCCAATAATGAAGGTAGTAGAAGAAATGCAAAAAAAAGTGCAACTATTCAAGGTATTGCTATTGGTGAGTATTCTGAAGTTGGTGAAATTATTTGTAAAAATTGTGGATGGTCTTGGAAAATATCTGATGGTGGAAATGACCTTTATATTTGCCATAAATGTGGTTATGATAATCAGGAAAACTTTGCTACCATAGGTAAGCGTGGTGGAATTAAAAAGTCAGATAAAGCTCCCAAGTCAGATACACCAAATAAGAATCCACAGGGAGAAGGAACCGCAAAGGGTAACGCATCATCAACAAGAGGAGCTGAGGTTTCAAAAGAAGTAGAACAAACCTTACAAAAGAAATCTGATGACTTCAACGAAAAATATAAAGACAAACTTGGTTATGGTGTTAATCTTGGAATGTTGAAATCAGTTTATCAAAGAGGTATTGGAGCTTATAATGTTTCCCATTCACCAGCAGTTAAATCACCAGGTCAATGGGCTCAAGCAAGAGTTAATGCGTTTTTATATATTGTAAAAAACGGAAGACCTGAAAACAAAAAATATGTAGGTGATAATGATTTATTACCAAAAGGACATCCAAAGTCTGATAAGAATAAAATGGCTGCCGTAAGAGTTTCTTTTGATTACGATGATACACTTACTACCAAAAAAGGTTTGGAGCTCTTACGTAAAGAATTAGACGACAAAAACATTATATATATCATTAGTGCAAGACAAACAAAATCAGGTATGTTACCTTTAGCTTTAAGATATAACATTCCTGGTAACAGAGTTTTTGCAACAGGTTCAAACCAAAACAAAGTTGATAAATTGAAAGAATTAAACATCGTAAGACACTACGACAATTCACAACAGGTGATTGATATTGCCAAAGAAAAAGAAGGTCTTAAAACGGAAGTGGTTAAGGTCTAAAACACTTTAATTCACAAAATATTTAATTAAAAATATTATATGGCTACTACTGCTCAAATCAATATAAATGTTAATGCATCCCAAGCGGATAAATCAGTTCAACAATTAAATAAAGATTTAACTGCTGCAGGTGGTTCAGCTGCGTCATTAAGAACTGAATTAAGACAAGTAACCCAAGAACTTCAAGGATTAGAACCAAGTTCAAAAAGATTTCAAGAATTATCACAAAGAGCAGGTGAGTTAAGAGATAGAATAAAAGACACCTCAGCAGTTATTTCAGCAACTGCAGGTAATGTTACGGAAAACTTTGGTAGAGCATTAGGTAATTCAATTCAAATTGGGGTTGCAGGATTTCAAGCACTACAATCAGCACAAGTTTTATTTGGTGTAGAAAACGAAGACTTACAAAAGTCATTAGTTCAAATGTCCGCATTACTTAATTTATCCCAAGCAATTGAAACTTTTGGTGGATTAGGTGATAAGTTAACAGAAATCAAAGCAGGTTTCACTCCATTACTTCAACAATTAGGTTTGATGGCAACCACTCAAACAGAAGTGGCTATAGCAACAGGAGCCGCTGATGCTGCATTAGTTGGTGAAGCTGTTGCATCTGAAGGTGCTGCTGTATCTACAGGTTTCTTTGCAACAGCTCTAAACGCATTACCATTAGTCGCTATTGTAACGGCTCTTGGATTATTAGTTGCAGGTTTAGTATCCTATGCAAGTGCGTCAGGTGATGCTGAAAAACAAGAGAAAAAAAGACTTGCATCATTAAAAGCACAAAGAGAAGAAGAAGCAAAAGCAAGAAAAGAAATTGCAAGTGAGAGTGCTGAATATGTTGGATTGATTTATCAGTTGAAGGCAACAAATGCTGGTTCCAAAGAACGAGAAACTTTGATAAAACAAATCAATGCGACTTATGGGACAACTCTTAAGAATCTATCCGATGAAAAGGCATTCCAACAATCTTTAAATTTAGAAGTTGCAAATTATATCGCATATCAAAAGGCTAAATTCCAATTACAAAAGAATGAGGAACTAATTGCCAAAAATCTTGAGAAACAATCAGTATTACAAAAGGAATTAACCAAAGCTGAAAATTTATATAATGCTGAGTTTAATAAAAAGTTAGGTCAGGATGATTTATATGCTGGTCAAAGAGAACAGAATTTAAGAGATTATCAAGCATCAATTAACAAAATAAAAGGTGAGATTGACGCTGCCAATAAGAGATTAGAAGCTTATGGTAAAGTTAATGTTGATGTTAATGATATAATCCAAGATGTTACCAATAATGGTAAAAAGTATGGAGACCAAACTAAAAATAATACCAAATCTACTGATGATAATACTGATGCATTAGAAAAACAAAAAGATGCTTTATCAAATCTAAAATCACTATATGATAGACAGATTAATGCTGAAAAAGAATTAGAAGCATTAAGACAAGCACAAACACAAATCACACTTGATGGATTCCAAATGGTTGATGATGGATATGGTAATTTAATTCAAAAACAAAATGAACTTATCCAATACACCGGTAAGTATTTTGTTGACATCTATAATATAGAACAACAATATAGAGATAAACAATCATCTTTAATTGATGTTGCAACTGAAAGAGAAATTCAAAAATATGAAGAATCTATTTTGGGTAAAAAGGTTTCAGAAAAAGAATATTACGAAGCAAGAAAGAAGATTGCTCAAAATGGAATTAAAAACCTATCAGAAACTGAATTAGCATTACTTGGGGTTACAAAAGATTTGAATGACAAAGAAGTTCAAGAATATATCAATGCTTGGAACTTAAAAGAGAATATCGCTCAAGAATCCACAATTTTAACTCAAGCTGAAATTGAAAAACTTACTTTTGACTTCAATCAAAAAATGATGGTTCAGGAAATTGAAAATTCAACCAAAACTGAAGAAGAAAAGAAAAATGCTATTATCAAAATTAAGAGTGATTCTTTTGAACAAGAAAAATTATTAATTCAAAAAATTGGTGACGAACAAGTTAAGATTCTAAAAAAACAAAGAGATTTAGAATTGAATAATACGGATTTGACTGAAAATGAAAAACTTCAAATTACCAAAAAATATGATAAACAAATTTTAGAATCTGAACAGAATACTCAAGGTCAAATTCAAGATGCAATAGGTGAAACAATACAAGTTCAAGAAACTCAACTTGAAAAATTACAAGGTAGTCTAACAGAGATTGATAATTATTTAGAAGTTATTCAACAAGCGTTTTCTGAATTTGAGACTACGTTTACAATGTTTCAAGAACAACAAGCAGAAATTAGAACACAAGCAATTCAAGACAATTTAGATAAACAAAAAGCTTCGTTAGATAGTAATTTAGCAGCAGGTTTAGTTAG